GGCGCCGCGGCCGCCGGCGCGTCGAGCTTCTCCTTCGCGACCGCGATCTCGGCCAGCTTGGTCGTGATGTCGTCCATGCTCTTGACGGCGTTGTTGGCGATCTTCTCGCCCATCGTCACAGCGGCGTCCCCGACACCGTCAAGCTCCTGGTCGAGCGCCGCCGCGGCGGCGCTGAAAAGGGCGAGCCCTTTCAGCCCCTTGTCGATGAGGACAAGCATCTCGCCGAGTACGGCGATCGTCTCGCCGATCACCTCAATCGCGCTGTTGAAGGCGATGTTGATCGCCTCACCGAGGATCAGGAACATCGGCTTGAGCGGACCGAGCACCGCCTCGACCATGCGGATCGTGCCAATGAGGATCTCCCACGCGGGCTCGACCACTGACATGATCACATCGCCCAGGAGAGCGAACGCGGCGTGGTTGGCGCCGATCCACTTGGCGGCGTCCGCCAACGCGTCCGAGATGCCCTTCACGATCGACTTGAACCCGTCGCCCTGCGCGAGCGCATCACCAAAGGCGGTCATCATCACGGTGAGGTTCTTCCACACCATGTCGAGCTGGCCGCCCAAGTGCTGGAGTTCGTCGGCCGCGTAGCCCTCGGTCTCGGTGCGCAGCGCGCCGAGCATGTCGGCGTTCCCCTTCATCGCCGGGAACATCCGCTGCAGGAGCATCGTGTTCCCCTCGAGCGCCGCACCGAGCGCTCGAGTCGTGGTGTCGAGATCCTTGCCCGACGCCTTCGAGAGATCCACCGCGAACGCGAGGTTCTCCTGCGCCGCGGTGGCGTTGCCGGTGAACAGCACGAGCCGCTGGAGCGCGTCGGTGGCGTCGGTGACGCCGACGGTGGTGGTATCGACCACGTGCTGAATCGATGCGGACATCTGCGCGCCAGCCGCGTCCCAGCTCGTCCCGGTGTCCTGCACCGCGAGCTTGAGTCGGGCCTGCGACTGCTCGAGTTCCGCGGAGTCAGAGATCGAGTGCTTGAGGCCCTCGAACGCGGCCAGCGCCCCGAGTAATGGCGCCCACGCTGCGATGAGCGGGGCGAAGTACGCTTCCGTGGCAGCGAGCGCCGCGTCCAGCGCTTCCATCGCGGCGGCGGCGATATTGGCACCCGTCGCCACCGATCCGAAGCCGGCCGCAGCCACCGCGGCGGCTTGTCCCGCGGCGCTCATCCCGATCGCCACCGCGTCTAAAGGCGCTGCGCTCGCGGCGATCCCAGCCGCCATCGCCTCGGCGCCTGCTGCAGCGGTGGCGGCGTCGGCCGTGAATGAGGCGATGAACGTGTCGAGCGAAGCGATTGCCGCGTCCACAGTCCCCGCAGCGCCCGCCAGCTCCATGAGCCCCGCGGCGGCCACGTCGGCCATCGGTGCCGTACTGGCCAGGGCGGCGTCCAGCGTCTTGGCCGCGACTGCGAGCGTCGCCACCGGTGGCACGGCTTCGGCCGCAGCAGCGCCGGCCGCGTGTACCCCAGCACTGGCGGCGGCGGTGGATTCCCCGATCCCCGCAATGGCCGCGCGCGCTTCACCCACCGCGACCGCGAGCGGCCCGAGCGTCGTGGAGAGGCTGGTCGCCGCGATGTCAAAGGCGCCGACCCCTACCGCCGCGCCAGCCAGCCCGTCAGCCGTGGCTGCTGCACTCGCCGCGCTCGCGTCCGCCGCGGCCATGAGTGCGGCCAGCGCGGCCTCCGTGGGTGCGATAGCCGACGTTAGGACCGCGAGCGCGCCGTCCAGCCGGGCCACGGCGCCACTGGCGGCTGTGATCCCCGTGGCACCCTCCAGCGCCAGGCCGCCGGCCTCCGCGAGCGCGGCACCGGCTTCCGCCGCGGCCGGTGCGGTGACACCGAGCGCGACTTGTGTGGCACCGATCGCCGCGCGGAGCGCCCCGAGTTCCGGGGTGAGTGCGGCGGCCACCGGGGCGAGTGTCGCGATCCCCGCCGCGGTGCGTGCGGCCCCAGCGCCCGCGGCGTCCAGGCCGACGGCCGACTCCGCGGCTTCGGTGCCAACCGTGGCGAGCGCGGCTTCCGCGGCGGTGATCGTGCCGGCGGTGCCCGCCAGCGCGGCGTCCAATCGTGCGAGCGCCGCGTCGAGCGCATTGACACCAAACGCGGCGCCCTCAGCCGTGGGGACGAGCGCGGTGAGTCCGACACCGGCCGCCCCGCCAGACGCGGCGATCTCCGCGAGCGAGACGCGGGTGGCCGCCACGGCCCCCTCGAGCGCGCCCAACGCGCCCTGCGTCCCCGCCACCGCGGCGTCGAGCGCTTTCAGTCCCTCGCCCGAGACGGTGGCCACCGCGCCGGTACCGGCTAGCTCCGCCTCGGTGCGCGCCACCTGCGCGGAGAGCGCGGCGAGCACCGCGTCCAGGCCCACGGTGGCGGCGTCGAGCCCCGTGATGCTGGCCGCTGCCGCGTCGCCCGGCCCGGTGAGTGACGCGATCGCCGCGGCCGCCGTGGCTTCGCCGGCCGCAATGATCTCGACCGCGAGTTCGCCGAGGGTGATCGCCATCTCAGTTCTGGTTCGGTGATGGGACCCACGCCGGGCGGCCCTGCGCGGCGAGCGCCTCTTCGATGGCGGTCATCTCGGCCGCCATCTGGGCGCCGAGTTGCATCCGCCGCGTGTCGTCCAGTCCCAGCGGGCGAGCCGCGGCCGAGGCTTGCACGCGGTCGCGCACGTCTTTGAGCGCGGAGGGGGCGTGGTGCGCGAGCGTCGCCAAGTCGGCGGCGTCCAAGCGATCGTACATGCGCTTCCACTCCTCGATCGCGGCCGACTGGCGGAGCTGGAGGTACGCGTACCGGGTGAGCGCGTACGGCTCGCGCCACACCGTGGGCAGCGGCCGGCCATGCGCGCGCGCCACCTCCGCGATCACGAAGCCGATCGGGTCTACGGGGTCAAGGCCGGACGTATCGAGGCGGTCGCCTGCGGCACGTCCAGCCCTAACGCGTTTTTTTCGGCGATCTCCGTCGCCAGCGCTTCCACGGCACGGATGCCTTGCGCAGCGATGCGGAGGACGGCGCCCACTTGCGGCGCGGTGAGTGCCGCCTTCTCCGCGACCGTCGCGCCGTCGAGCAGCTCCTCGGCGACATGGAACATCTCTGAGGAGGATTCCGTCTTCCCGGCGGTTCGGAGCGCGAGGAACCATCGGTACGCGGCCCCGTTGAGCGGCCGGACGCCGACCTTGTGCGTCCCGATGCGGATGTAGACCACATCGATCAGCGAATTGAGATCGAACAGCGACGCGTCGTCGTCGCCAGCGTCGGGACGATATGCGGGCCCAGAGGCACCCGCCGCTTTCGCGGCGGATGTCTTGGGCGATGATCGTTTGGCTGCCATGATGTCTCCGGCTTACGGGAGTTCTTACGGGAACGAGGAGAGGTCTTCGATGAGGTACGGCGCGCTGTCCGTGGTGAGGCCCGCGACCGTGAGGTCCAGGCGTGCCGCGAACGTCGCGTCGATCTCCATCGAGCCGTTGTCCTTCCACGCGGCCGTGTACTTGGTGACCAGGGCGCGGTAGAACCGGACCTGCTTGTACACGAAGCCCGAACCGCTCGTGTTGCCGAGCTTCCAGGCGCACCGCAGGTTCGCGAGGAGCGAGCCCACCGGGATGAGCTGCGACGCCGACTGCATGGTCTGGATCATGATCACGTTGCCGGAGGACCCAGAGGACGACACCGAGCCCGCCTCGTACTGCAGGAAGGCGGAGATGTCGCACTGCAGGAACTTGGCGGTGATCTCCGACTCGAATTTGGTGACGCGATCGAGGCCGGCGATCGGGGCGCGTTTGCCGTCAAACGCGATGTTGAGGAACGTCTTCTTCGGGTCGAACTTCTGGCCCCCATCGGTGACGCCGAGCGGCGTCGCCCCGATGTAGAACACGGCAGTATCCAGCCCGATCGTATTGGGCATGTTCGCCGTGTAGGCATTGAACGGAGGCTGGGTAGCCATGTCCTATTCTCTGCGTCAAGCGGTGGTGGTCAGCAGTAGTGCGCGAGTGAGGGTGGTCGGTGGTCGGTGGTCGCCGTGCAGAGTCCGGGTGGTCACCGTGCGAGGAGCGAAGGCACTCACGTCATGGCGTGGGGTGCGTGGCCAGGAACGCGAAGTAGATCGAGAGCGTGAAGACGAGCCGCACCGCGCACATCTCGCGGTCGGCCGGGTTGCCGTAGGTCGGCACCGAGGTACGCCGGTGCTTGCTGCAGTGGATCACGCCGCCGGCCGTCCGATCCGAGTAGCCGGTCATAGCACCCGCGGCCAAATCCGCCGCCGCGTTCAGTGCGGCCAGCCCAGCGATCGGCCGCGTGTACATCATGAGTTCCATCTCGCCGTCGGCACGGAAGCTCGACTGCCGCGGATCGGTGACGAGCTGCAGCGACAGCACGCCGTACGGGAACACCGCCGCCGTCGGCACCTTCTCGATATAGAGATCCGAGGCCGGGAAGCCGGCGAACGTGGTCGCCAGCGTATTGCCGCCCGCATCCGCGCACGTGAGCATCCGCGTCCGCACGGTGGTGTAGACGTCGATCGTCGAGACGCCGCCGCTCATTGGCCGCTCGCATCGAACGCCTCGCGCGCGGCCTTGGCGCCCCGGGTGAATTGATCGTCGGCCGAGTCGAGCATCGCGGGCGACCAGTGATCGACGCGGTGGTACTGGCCGTTCGCGCCCGCGTGCTGGAAGCCGAGCGTCCAGTAGACCGCGACCACGTCGTCCGTGAACACCGCGATCGCACGGCCACCGGAATCCGCGGCGTACGGCTCGCTCGCCTGAATCGACTGCACCGTGGCGCCCGTGGCGTACTCGCCCGAGGTGTAGCCGCCCCGGTGCTCGCCGTACTTCGTGAGCAGCGCCGAGCGGTACGCGTCGGCCGCAGCGCGGAGGAACGCGTCCACACCCGCGCGAATCGCGGTCCGCGCCCGAGGCAGGTGCATCGTGAAGCGGACAGGCATCAGGACCAGAGCCCCCCGCTCAGATACGTCACCGAGCCCGGACCGCCGCCCGCGACGGCCGACAGCGCAGCGCCGACGACTGTAGGCGTCAGCACGCCGGCGAAGCCCCACTGGCCGATGTCGCCGGGATCGCTCCCATTGATGGCGGGCGGGGTCTGCGGCGCGCCCATAGCGGCCGTCAGGATTTCCGCGCCGTCGATCGTCATGCCGCCGGTGGGACCGGTATGCGAGCCACCGATCAGCAGCGTCGTGTTGCCGGTTGGGGTGTTGCCCGCACCGACCGGACCCGCACTGACGCCGTAGGAGAAGAGCACACCGCCCGCGTCCGTGAGCAGCGCGAGGCCGAACAACTGGCCGCTCGCTTCATAGACGGAATACAGCACGACGCCGGTTCCGGCCGCGGGCAGTGCGGATTGCGCGACGGTGCCGGCGATCGCGTTCGCTTCCCCATCGGTGGCCGTGAAGTTGAATTGGATCGTGCTACCGACCAGGATGCAGGTCACTTCGAGACTTAGATTGGTGCCTGAGTCGTAGATCGAGAAGAGGCCGCCCGCGGTCGGCGTGCCGAGCAAGCAATCGACGAGAAACCGCATACGGAACCCCAGGACCGGGAGTCCGCTCCCACCCCCGGCGAGCGCGGGAATCGTCCCCGTGAGTCCGACGCCGGCCGGCAAGACGACGTAGCCGAGACTCGTGCTGACGTTCACCACGAAACCACCGACCACCGCCGTGGTCGGATCGGTCGCGGTCCCGGTGGAACTCCCCACGCCGGTCGCGGTGACCACGGCCGTCTGGCCGCCCGAGCCGCCCGATGGCACCGTGAACACGCCGGCGTTCGCCGATGCCCACGCGAGCGTGGGCGCCGGAATGACGGCGCCAGCTCCGTTGAATTCGGTCGCGGTGAGGGTTGCGGTCGAGGGCATCGGCTCAGTCGCTCGGCGGGTCGCCGGTGATGGCGTACGCCGGCTGCGCGTCCGTGGTCGCACTCCCGTGCACCTGCTGTTCGCGCGTCTGCCGGCGCGGCAACACCGCTTCGATCTTGTAGAGCGTGCCGGTCCGACAGTCGCGGATGAGCCCCTGCGGCGGGATCGTGAGATCGCCGTCGAGCAACACCGACGCGTCGATCTGGTAGTTCGCTTGCTCGGCGACGTTGAGTTCCGCGCCGGTGGGCGGCTCCAGTCGGCCCCAATACTCGCCAAGGAACGCGTACGTATTGCTCACCAGCCCGTTGGCGGTGGCATCGGTATACGCGTAGACCCGGATGCGCATGTTGCGGAGCGAGTAGCTCATGGCTCCGCCTTCGGTGATCCGCGGCGGACGAAGTGCGCGATGCAATTCGCGATATAAGCGGCCAGGTACAGCGCGGCAAACACACCCGTCGCGATGTGCTCCGCGAGCGTCAGATGCGGCGCGGCGTTGGAGACGCTCATCGGGCGTCGCCCCACGCGTCGTCCGCTGGCGGCTTGGGCTTCGGCTTGTCCTTGTCGAACACCGGCACGGTCATGCTCGGCGGCCACGCACTTTTCGGCGGATCCGCCGCCGGCTTAGGAGCACGGTCCACGCCGGGCCACTCGCGGGGCCGCTCGTTGATCCCCTCATCGAAGTGCGCCGGGTCGGCCGTGGTCTCGCCCGCAAGCGCGATCCGGCGCGCCAATGCGGGCGCCGCACCGGCCAGGATCGTCAGGTACTTCCGCGCCACGGCCTCGTAGCTGTGATGGCGCCAGACGAAGCGACGGATCCGCGCCGCGGCCAACGCATACGCCTCGGCGTCCATGAGCCCCACCAGCGCGTTCTCGAGCTCCTCGGCGTCGTCCGCGAACACGTAGGGGCACTCGCCGAATCGCTCCACGTGCAACCGCGCGACCCGTGTATCCCCCGCAATCACCGGGATCCCCATCGCGCCCGCTTCCAACCCCGAGCCCTGGAGCCCGAGGAAGAAGGAATCGAACACGACGTCGCACGTCGCTTTCACCGCCAGCGCCTCGCCGTGCGGCAGTTTCTCGATGCGCACGAACTCAATCGGCACGCCGGCCGCGCGGAGCTCGCCGATCACATGCTCCAGTACCGCGCTGCCTTTGAGCTTGGGCTCGGTCGGCGAGTGCCCGACGCGCATCGGCCGGCGCGTGCCGAAGGGATGCCGCGGGCCATGCTGCGCGCGGAGCGCCGCGTAGCGATGCACGGGCTGTGTCATCGGGAGCCAGTGCACGTCCGGGGCGAGCAGGAGGTGGTCGAGCCGCGCGCCGCAGATGACGGCGCCGAGCGCGCGGTCCTGCTCGAGTTGCATGAGCCGGGCGAGCGCGTCGGGCGCGTTCACGGTGATCGACCCGTCCGGTGCCACCGTGGCCGCTGAGCCGTGGTAATGGCGGACCAGCACGACGTCATCGCGCGTCGGCCCCCACAGAAGATCGCGGGCCAGGTAGTCCATGTGGCAGTGGATGACATCGGCTTCGGCACCTGCGGCTTCGTACTCGGGCGACCCGCAATCCATCTGGCGGAAGTGCGTGTAGGGGTTCGTATCGCCCAGCCGCGCGAAGATCGACGCGTGCGGTGTGGTCTCGTTGATCGCCGAGTGGAATCGGTACGCCGCGGAGCCCGGGTCGTAGGACGTGCCCTGGAGGATCCGGAGCGCGCCCGGCGTCTCATGGCCGATGAAGGGCTGCGGCGAGTCAGGATCCCGCGCGAGCAACTCGGCGCGGAAGATCCGACCCGGTCGGCCCCACCAATTGATGTCGCTCATGGATGGATCGACGACAACGCCATCACGGGCTTGAGCATCGCCCGCACGCGGGGCGGGAGCCCGTGCACCAAGCGGCCGCGTGTGACGGACACGCCGCCGCCTGCGGACTCGTTGGTGACCATCGGGTCGCGGTGCGAGTGGAGTTCCGCCACCATATCGAGGATCGCCCGCGACAGGAGCGGCTCCCAGCGCGTGGCGTAATCGGGCAGTGTGCTCAGTGCGAGCGGCCCCGTGATCGCGGTCGCGGGCGGCACATTGGTCTCGCGACCTAACTCATCCAGGCCCTCGGCGTACACGTTCTGGTTGGGCGCGGTATCGCCGACACGGAAACTCCCCACCGTCGGGTACGCGGTGCGCACGGGACCGAACACCCGGGTGCTATTCGGATCCAAGATCGCGCGGCCGATATAGGTCTCGATGAACGCAATCGCCTCGCGGATCTCCTCACCGATCAGGAGATCATCGACGTCGGTCTCGACCCGGAGGTACGATTTGCAGAGATCGATGTCCGGCAGCGGCATCAGCGCGAGTGGGTATGAGGGTCAGCGTGCGCCGTGCGGGTCATCGTCTTCGGTCGTGTCGTACGAACCCCGCCAGGAACGAGACGGCAGCCAGACCCCGCCCCCGACGGTTGGCGCCCGTGCCGGCGCGCCCATGCGGTCGCGCTATCTCTTCGCCTTGGTCCTCTCGAAGCGCGCGCGATCGGCCGCGTCGCCCTCGAGCTCTGGCGCATCATCGACGGACACGCTGACGCCAGCCTTCCGATTCTTTGCGGACTCTTTCGCGATCAGCCGCTGGGCGAGCGGGTTGTCCGACCCGATCTCGGCGACGATGGTCTTGAGCGTGATCGGCTCATCCTGCGAGCCGTCGTCCTCGAGGGAGATCCCGTTCGCGTTGACGAGCTGGCCCGCGGCGTTCCGGTACAAGCCACCGAAGTGCGTCTCTGGTACGGGCGCGTCTTCCTGAAACCGATTGCCCTTGCCGTCGGACATTGTCCTCGAGACCAGTGCGTTGGTCGAATCGGCGTCGGGCTTCGGGGACTTAGCGTGCTCGAATTGCCGCCCGCTGACGGGCCGTCTCCGAACCGCAACGGGCGGCGCCGTCGTGATCACGGTGTTCGACGCGGTCGGCGCGATCGCAGCGGTCGATCCGGGGGTGGGCTGGGTTGCCATATCGCGGTGCCTCGGGAAGGGGACGCGACGGCGCCGTACGAGCGCGCCGTCGCAGAATGTGTGATTCGCTTAGTAGCCGGTGATGGTCGCGTCGACCCAGGTCGTGCCGCCGCCGGTGGCGAAGAACAGCGCAGCGCCCGCGGTGCGGCAGTAGGCGCCCAGCCCGAAGTACGATTCCATGTACTCCATGTGGAGCGGGTTGGCGTCGATCTTCTGCACCGTCTGGAGGTCCGGGCCGCCGGTGCCCGGGTCGATCCGCATGACCATCGGCTTCTCGGCCGACTGTGCGTCGTACGCGAAGGCGTAGCCTTGCGGTACCCACGGCTTCACCCAGATCGCATAGGGCGACATGATGCCGACCAAGCGATCATTCAACTGCGTGATGTCCAGCCGCTGGGTCGGGACCTGCGAGGTACCGTACTCCAGCGTGATGCGGGGATCCACGAGTCCGAGGAATCCGGTCAGCCCTTGCACCGTCTGGATGTCGTTCGCGTTGAACGCAATCTTGACGTTGGCCGAGAGCTTGTGCTCCAGCACATTGGCGCCGAGGGCGTTCACCGCCGCGGCCGTCAGGCCGTTGAGCGCCGTGTAATGCGTGTGGGTGTTCGGGTTGAACACCTCACCGTGCGGGCCATCGGGGATCGCGGAGCCGTCCGCGTTGACGAACCGCTTGATGCTGAAGGAAATATTGAGCTTGGTGTAGTCGGCGAACGTGTAGTCCGAGGCCGCGAAGATCGCCTGGCCGACCGCGCCATAGATCTTCCGGAGGTGAGCTTTCTGTACCGCCATGACGACGAGCGCCAAGTCGGCCGGGGTGTGGTTCTTCCACCACTCCCGTGTCCACCCGAGATTGCCCTGGAAGTGCCGGAGCGGGAAGGCGACCTGCGAGCCTTGCGCCGGCTTCTGCGTAGTGGCGCGCCCGAGTTCGTCCACTTCGGTGAGGACGCCATCAGTCGAGGCGCCGTAGATCCGCTGCTGATCGGTCGAGATCTCACAGAGCTCGGTCATGAGCTCCGAGACCATCAGGTTCCACGCGGCCTGGTCGTAGGCCAGGATGCGTTCGATGTTGTCGATCCCGAACTTGGCGAAAGAGAGATTCTTTGCCGCGATCAGGTCTTGAAGTGTGGATTCGCCCGTATTGAGCGGCATCGGCTAGCGCCTCGGCGGGGGTGACAGTGGCGTTCGGGAAACGAGCGTCGCGCTGTGGTCGTGGTCCCGTGCGAGGTGCGCCGTGCTACGGACTGTGCGTGGTGCGAAGCGAGGGGCGGCGACGCGCGCCGCCCCTCACCGTGTGGCTATGCCATCCGGATGACTTGGATGTCGGTGTCGCTGATCGCGCGGACGACGCCAACCGCGTCACCTGTAGTCGCGACCGTCGAGAGGCCGCCGGCGTTGGAGGTGACGTCGAGGAAGTACTTGGCGCCGTACGTGAACGTCCCGGACGCGGCGTAGTGGCACTTGGCGCCGATCCCGAAGACGGTGCAGGGGTTCCCGATGCCGCTCCGGACGGCGACGATCCCGGCGAGCGGGGCGTTGGCCGAGGTGGCATCACAGGGGTGGACCAATCCGTCGGAGCCCAGGTACACGAGCATGCCGGCAACGAGCGCGGCGGCGCCTACGGTGCCCACGAACTGTGGGGCGGTGTTGAGCGAAATGGTGTCGAAGCTGGCGCCGAGTGTGGCGTCGATTGCTACGCTGGCCATCGAGTGCTCCCGCTAGATGTGAGACGTGCGGTGACGGTCGGAGGTGCGATGGTCAGGTCAGACACTTGCGCCGTGCAACTGCCCGCGTTTGGCGGCCAGCAGTTCGGGCGAGAGATCGAGGATGCGCTCCTCGCCGTTCTCGTCTTTGAGCGTGACACGTGCGCCCACTCCCGGCTGTCCCGCGGTCCCGACGCCGGGCCGGACGATGCCCTGGCCGGGTCGCGCGCCCGCGCCGTGATCGACATTGCTGGTCAAGTCGAGTGGGTCGGCTTTGGCACGGAGATCTTTGACGAGCCCGTCGTGGGGCTTGGCGCCGGTGCGCGGCGGTGGGTAGGCCGCATCGCTGTCGGCGAGCTGCATGTACTCGACGACGCTGCCGTCGTCCGCGAGGCGGATCTTGCCCTCGTCCACGAGTCGCAGCACTTCGGATTTCGCGGCGCGGGGTCGGTAGCCCTGGGCGATCAGTGCGGCTTCGACATCCGCGCGGGCGTCCTTCATTGCGCGGTCGCGGTGTTCCTTCGCGCGGTCGGCGCGCTCGGCGTCGAGTTCGTGCTTCAACTTCTCGGCCTTGGCGCTGTGCTTGGCTTCGATCGCGGCGACGTCCGGCTTGTCCGCTTTCGCGGCCTCGAGCTGCTCGCGGGCCTCGTCGCGCTCAGCCTCGGCCTTCTTGAGTTTCTCGTCGGCCTTGTCTTTCGCTTTCTTCGCCTCGCCCTTGCCGGCGTTGAACGCCGTGGTGTGGATCGCATTGAACACGTCGGGGGCTGCGTCTTTGACGTCGTCCAGGAACTCGGCGCGGGCGGTCTTCTTCGCCTCGTCGTCGGGTGCGGCGTCGATCCGCGCCTTCATTTCGGCGAGGACGGGTGCGAGCAGGGTTTTGACATCGGCGGCCATACACGGACTCCGGGACAGGAGCGTTCGCCCGTGACGGCGGCGTGCCGAACGTGGCTGATAACGGCCGCCACGGAACCGAAAAGGCGCGACTAACGGGCGCGCGGACCGAGGGTAGTGCGTTGTGGTCGTGGTGCGCGGTGCGTCGGGCTCAACACGTACGCAGTACGTCGCGCTGGTGGTGCGGGCAGCCGGGCCGCGGTGGTCAGCGGCTCTCTCGCGTTACACGAGGCTACACGGAAAAGGATACATGGCGCGGGGTTACGGCGCTAGGGTTAGGTCACCGTCACCCCGGCGCCTTCCCGCCCCACGCGGCATCGATCTCCAGCCGCTCGACCGTGCGCGGCAGGATGAGGAGCTTCATCTGCGACGCGGCGCCCACCGCACGGGCGATCACGGCCGGATCGCCCTTCGCAGCCGTGGCGAGGTCCGCGCAGTAGGCGATGGCGTCCACCATGCGCCAGGTGAAGACGTCGGCGGGGTTGGCTCGCTCAGCCATGCTACCGCGAGCCTTTCTTCCACGACGCGGGGAGCGCGGCCGCCAGCCCCTTGCGCTTCGCGATGGTTTCGATCTTCGCCTTCACCGCTGAGGAGTTGGCGGCGTGGCCCACCAAGTGCGCCGCCGCTTTGACGCTCCTGGCGTCGGTTAGTGGAAAAGTGCCTCCAGGTCCAGCGTGCGACCCCGCCGTCTTCCGTGCGGTGGCCATCTTCTGCGCGCGCGTCGTCATCGCTCCTCCGGTTGTGGGTTGCTATCCTCGATGAATAATTGCGCCGTCAATGGATCGTGACTGCGTGGCCGAAATGCACCCAGGCCGTACCGATCAGCGCGAGCACGATGCCGGCGACCAGGATGATCGTGCGCGCGGGCTCAGTCTTGAACAGCAGCCACAGGCAGCACACCACGAACGCCAGAACAAAGATGTCCATACAGCCTCCAGATGAGAGTTAATCTCCTTCGTCGTCGTCCCCATCGCCAGAGCCGTCCGAATACTCCACCGAGCACGTGCAGTTCGCGATCTCCTCCATCGGTCCGTTGGGGTCGCGCGGGTACATAATCCCCATCGAGAACGGCTCGTCCACGGCGACTGTCTCGCCATCAGCGGCGGCGTGCCAATCGCGTGGCTCTTTCGGTGACCCGTCGTGATGCCAAATCTTCGTCGCCCCGTACTGCTTCGCCACGAGGAAGCCGCCGACCGCGACCGCGATGTTGGTCTCCAGTGAGCCGATGAGGTCGGCCCGCGCCTTCACGCTGTCGGTGTCGTAGGCGTCGTCCCGCACGCGGCTAGCCAGCGCGGACGCGTCCTCGCCGTTGTCTCGCGCCGCGCGGTAGCTGTCGAGGATCCGGTCGGCCGACGTCTTCCCCACGAGCTGGCCGATCTTCGCGGCCCTTGCGTCGAGCAGCTTCTGTGCGGCCTTGGCGTCCACATCGAAGTCGCCGCCGAGCTGCTTGGCGACCGCTGTCCCGCCCAAGTCCATCGCGTCCGACAGCGGGTCGCCGAGCTTGTCGCCCCAGCGGTCGGCGAAGGTGCCGGACTCCAACTCCCCGACGTAGAGCGAGAGCGCGCGTCGGACGTCCGCATCGCTGACGGGACGGCTACCGAGCGTGGCGATGGCCGAGGCGATGGTGTTGCCCTCGGCCAACAGCAATGCCAGCGCGAGATCGGTGCAGTGGTTCGCGATCTCGTCTTCGTCCCGCTGGCTCACACCACTTTGGTGACGGTGGCCGCGGCGGCTTTGGTGTCCGCGATCACCTTGGTGGCGTCCGACACGACTTGCGTGGCCGCGACATTGGCCTTCCCGACGAGCGCGTTGGCCTTGATGAGGTTGTTGTGGTACACGAGCGCAATCACGATGCCGCCGGTGATGCAGCCCGCGGCGTAGACGAGCAGGTAGTCGAGCATGGAGTGACTCCGAGTGAGGCGTGAGGAAAGGGACGTGCGACCGGAAGAGGCCGGTCCGTGCGGCGCGCGGTCACGGTAGGGCTTCAAGCGCGAAGTGCCAGCCGACGTCGGCGGCCGTGCCCGAAGTGACCGCGACGGTCGCGTTGATCGCCGTCGCGGCGGTGGGCAGGATCAGGACAACTTCCGATTGACTCTGGCCGGTCGAGGTGAAGCTGGCCGTAAAGGCCCACGCTTCAGCGTTCCCGAATTCATCGGTCCACGAAATCGTGACCGTGACGGCGACGGTCCCTTTACCGACCGCACTCGCCATGACGCGGTAGAGCCTAGCGGAGGCGGAGGCGAGGAGCGCGGTGATGGTCTTCGCGCCGGTCCCGCTGAGGGTGGTAATGACGTGCGCGTAGTTCGCCCGTGTGAACGTCAGTGTGGTCGTGCCGACTGTGTATGCTCCCGGTGGCATCGTCCAGACGGTGCCACCGTAGGTTGTCCCCACACTACCGACTGCAACGCTGAGTCCGAGGTTGAGTTGCGCGGCCGTCGTCGCATTGTTGGCGCGCTTTAGGACATAGGACACACCGGATGCGCCGGCCGTCGTGACGATGTACAGGCCGTCGTTCGCCCCGGCGGATTCCGCCGTCACCAGCACGTAGTCGCCCACCGCCGTGAGATGTCCATCGACAGTGAGCGTTCCGGTGGCGCTGGCCGTGAGGACGCCGGCGCTATAGGTGTTCGCCGGGCTCAAGGCAGCGGTCGCGACCACGGTTGCCACAATGGGGTTCGCGTTCATCACGAAGGCGTCGGTCGCCGGAGCGGTCGAGTTGTCGCCTGCCGCTTGTGTGGTGGGGGCGGCGGCCGCGAACGCGATGACGTTCCACACCGTGCCATCGCATTCGAGCCAGAGGCAACCGCCCGTGGCGAGGACGCCCCCGACATTGCCCGCGCCGCCGTTCGTCTGCATCTGGAGCGTGCCGGTGCCGGTGTATTGGATCACGCACCCGAGACTGGCCGCGAGCGCCGGGAGCGCCAGCACGCCGCCCCCGGTGTTGCCGGTGACCTGGATGAACGTGCCTTTACATTGCGCCGCGGTGAGCGTTGAGCCCTGCGCAATGCTGACCCCGAGCGTCAGTTGTTCGCTCGGGGAGTCTGCCGCGATTGCCATGAGTTAGCCGATCACCACGCAGCGGTACTGGCCTGACGTCGGCGCGACCGCGAACACGAGCGTCACCGAGTTCGGGCTCGTGTTATCCACTTCGACGTTGACCTGACGGAGACTCCCGGTGAGTTCCCACACCTGCACGTGGACGTCGGTCGTGCCGAGATTGTGCGTGATGACGGCGGACGTGGAACCGCTCGGCACGTTGACCGCGTACTTGGTCGTCGCGCCGAGCGCCGCGCGTGCGGTCGAGGCCGACGTGCTGGCCGTGCCACCATTCGCGATCGGCAATACGCCCACGACGCCATTCGCGCCGACGTTGACCACCCATTGCGTCCACGCCGTGGCCGTAGTGTCCACGGTGATCGCGCCCGTAGTGGTGAGACGCCATGCGGTGCCGGCGCCCACGGTGCCCGAGTCGATTTCCACCATGACATCGGCAAACGCCATCGTCGTGCTGGCCGCCGCGTAATCCGTCGGCCGCGTCAGCGCGCTTGACGATCCGTTGAACACCCACAAGCCGTTCTGCGATGTCGTGGTCTGCCCGGTCAGCAGCATCCGCTGGCCGCTCGTGACCGTCACACCGTCGAAGACCGCTGTGGCGGGATTGGAGATCGTGACATTGGTGGTCGCGACGACCGTGGCGTTGGGCTTGAACGGCGTCAGGTTGTCGATTTCGAGCGTGCCAGCGCCGACCGGGAGGCCGATTTGCGGGCCAGCGGTGACGAGTGCGAGCGAGAGCCCGCTGCCGTTCCCGATCAGCAGCTTCCCGTTGGCCGCCGCACTCGTGTCGATGCCGGTACCACCGCGCACTGGCGGTAGCAGACCGGATACGGCGGCGGCGGTCCCGAGTGGGAGCGCGCCCCACGTGGGCGCCGTGCCTGTTGTGCCGGCCGATAGCAGCGTCTGGCTGGCCGTCGCGGACGAATCCACGATCAACTGGCCACTGCCGTTGGTCGTGATCGTGACGCCATCGACGTGCGCCGAGATGACCGTCCCGGCGAACGTGATGCCGCTGCCCGCTGAGTAGGACGTGGCCGCGCCGAGTTGCGTCCAGGTGATGGCGGTCGTGCCCACGGTGAACGGGCCAGCGCCCGTCTCGATCCAGCCCGTGGCGCCTTCCGTAGTTCCGGTTTCCACGAACACGAACGCGCCCTGCACAATCGAGCCGGGGACGTCGAGCGTCGCGGTGTTGAAATCCGTCGCGCGGGTCAAGACGGTGAAGACGCTGCCAGTGCCAACGGTGGTGACGGTGTAAATGCCGTTATCGCTGCCGGCCGCGCCCTGGGTGACCAGCACCCGGTCGCCCACGGTTAGCGACTGGCCGTCAATCGTCCACACCGCGTGCACGTTGGCGGTGATCGTCGCGCCGACGCCTGCAGTGCCATTGGCGTAGGTGTAGGCCGGGAGCGCGGCGGCGGTCATGTACTTGACGGAGCCGTGGGGGTCGATCCCCATGATCGCGGAGTCCACGTAATTCTTTGTGGCTGCGTCCTGCGCGTTCACCGGGTCAGCGAGCGTCGTGATGCGCTGCGATCCCCACGGGACGTTCGCGACGGGTGCGGCGAACTTGTCGAGCGAATCACTGAGCTGCGCGTCGGTTTGTACCGTCGTGCCGTCGTAGTGCTTATTGCGGTTCGACGTGGAGTTGAACCAGAACTGCGCCTGCGTCGGCGAGCCCGGATCGGTGCCCAACACTTGCGCCAGCGCGTTCAAGAGCTGGTTCAGTGTGAGATCGAGGTTATTGAGAACTGGGATCGCCATCGGAGTGTCCTAGTGTGTGAGAGAGGGCATCAGTTCAAAAATGCAGAACCCGAAAACGGCGCCGAAAAGGAAATCGTGAGTTGGTTGAGCGACGCGTTGTGCGCGACGGAGCCAAGGACCACCGTGCCGGCCGAATCGACGACCGTGACCGACGGCACTTTGCCGACGCTGATAAACGGCGCGGGTACGGGGATGATCCACGTCGCGCTCGCGATCGACTGCGTGAAGACGCTATTGAGATCACCGCCGCTGCCGGGTGGGCCTGGCACACCTTGGATGCCTTGATTGCCCAGCGTGCCGAGCGTGGGATCGAGCGCCACACTGGTCGGCGGGATGACATCGAGATCCACCGGCCCCGCGCCGCCTGGAGTGAGCACGACCACGGGCGGTGCGATCGGCGTGAGGTAGACGGGCGACGGGGCCATGTTAGGATGGCGGCTCAGACATACGTGTGGTACGTCCCGGCCCACGAGAGGAACGTGGACATCATCCCCGACGTGTAGAGTCCGGGCAGATAGATCACGGCCTGTATGTTCTGAGCCGCTTGACCGGCCGCCACAACGAGCTTGCCGTCGCCGGTTGGTGTCTCTATGAGCAAGGGGCTATTACTGGCCTGGACCCCGGCGTCCACAGTGATCTCGCCCACCCCAGCCCACGAGAGCGACACGGCCCACGCGCGCACCGTCGTACTGGCCGCGACCGCCGACAGTGCGGCCTGCGAGATGGACCCATACGTGGCCGCGCACAGAAGGCTCGTGTTCGCCCCGGCCCCCCAATACCCAGTGCTGGGTGCGGCCCAGGTGGCGTAGGGGCCGAAGCTGTTGGCCGCCAGCGAACCCACGTAGAGGATGCTGATGCCGGTCGCCGGGGCCGCGACGAGCGCAGACGCCATACCCGCCATTTGTGAAGCGGTGAACGCGGCCTGCGCGGTCGCGCCTGACCCGGAGATCGTTGGAGATCCCCCGGTATACGCAGCGACGTACCCATTGAGCGCATCCGTCCAATTCGCGCTGGTGAGCGCATACCGCGCATCCCAGAAGGCCAGCGGCGTGACGCCAAGCGCCGTGATGAACGTGGCAATGTCCGCAGGGACGCCGCTAACCGGGTCCGCGACCGCGCCCGGTACCACCCAGACGCCGGCCGCGGTGCGGTACGCGGTCGCCGCGCCGTACGCGGTCTGCAACACGGTCCACCGCTCATTCACCCCGTTCAACGTGTCCGTGCCACCGGGCAGCATATCGAGGCAGAGCGACGCGCTGCAATTCCCTGACTGGTCGATCGCCCGGATCTTCCGCCCGATGCTGACCGTGGTGGGCAACGTGATCGTCCGCTTCGTTGTCAGCGTCGCATACGCAACGTCGAGATCGACGGCGGGACTGGCCGCAACCGTGGTATCCGTGTCCGAGATCGATGTGACGGTATCGAGCGACGGGCCAGTGGCGCCTGTTGCGCCAGTCGCCCCCGTAGGGCCGGTGGCTCCTGTTGCTCCCGCGCTTCCAGTGGCGCCTGTACTGCCTGCCGATCCGGTCGCGCCCGTCGCGCCTTCGATGTTGCAGATGATCGAGTAGGTGCCCGAGGCGCGCTGATAGACGTTGAACGCGACGACATCGAGATAGAAGTCGCCGTTTACGCCCAGCGCATTGCTCGGGGCGCCGCTCCCCTCCCGCCACGTCGCGCCGTTCGTTCCATTGGCGCCATTCGTTCCGGCGCTGCCTGTCGCGCCGGTGGCACCCGTGGGGCCTGTTGCGCCCGCGCTCCCCGTGGCGCCAGTGCCGCCCGTGGCACCTTTGATGTTCGTGATCGGCGAGCCCCACGCACCGGCTGCCTGTTGGTATAGATCCTCGGTCGTGGTGTTGAGGTAGAGATCTCCGTTGCTGTGCAGCGTGCTCGGCGCCCCCGAGCCCTGGTACCATTGCGAGCCGGGCGCTCCATTCGTCCCATTGGTACCGTCTGTGCCATCAGTGCCGGGCGAGCCGGGAGTGCCAGGTATGCCGATGGTCGGGTCGAGCGCAACGACCGGCGGTGGCACCACGATGAGATCGACATCCACGTCGCCCATCAGCTGCTCACGGCACCAGCGTCGCGACGCCCTTGACCGTCGCCCAGCCCGGCTCCGTCAGCGCTTGCACCGGGCCACCGGAGAACGACACGCCCTGGTCGGTCACGTACTGTCGCGCGTACATCTTGGCTGTCGCCATCGCCGTGGTGGAGAGCGAGCGGGTATACGTGCTCGGATTGCCGGTGGTCAGAATCGTGACCACGAACGACGCGATCGCGGGACCGCCAAGGTACTCGCAGAGGTTCGAGTAGAGCGTCGCACCCGTGAGATCCGTACCGATCGAGTACGACAGTTGGAAGTCGCGGCCCAGCCAGAGCGTGATGAGGTCCGGGTCGGTCGGATCGAGGTAGGGGCCGGGCATGGGCTACGCCGCCTTTGCCGCTTTCGGGTCGGGCGCACCGCCGGGCGGCGTGTTCGCCGGCAGCGGTGGCAGCGTTGCGGCGGGCGGTGCGCTGCCGGGTTTGGGCGGCGTGGTGAGTGGGTTCACGCCCTGCGCGAGGAGCTGTGTCCGCGCGTCCGCGTTCGCGGCGGCTTTCGTGAGCGACTCCGTCAGCTCCTTCTCGATCACCTTGCGGTCGGTCCCCTCGGGGATCAGTCCGCGCTCGTCCAGCGATTGCATAACCAGCCCGACCGTGAGCGTCGGCGACGACGCGCCCGAGCGTCGCAACGAATCGAGCTCGGCATCAATATCGTCCACCAGCGGCGCGAGTTCGTAGTCGTCCGGGTATTCGGCGTAACCCGAGGGCTGCGTCGTCGCGCCCCACCGCAGCTCGCAGAAGTTGATGGCCGTCGTCTCGGCCTGTTGGCGGAGTCGGGCCCGCCGCACGAGCAGCGGGCTCGTGCCCTCCGCGAACGACGCGACCTGCTTGGCGCCGCTCGACGCTTTGTCCGACGTCGCCCGCTCGACCATGAGCCGGTTGGCCTCGTCGAACTTGCTGGCGATCAGTGTCTTGAACACGTCGGCCGACACCGCGCCCTGGCTGCCGTCGTAGATCGTCACCGCGGAGACTGAGCCGTCTTCGTTCTGCACCGACGGCACCGCGATCACTTGGCTGTTACCGATCTGCTCCTTCACGGCCTGCATCGTGTCGGGATTGGCGCCCAGGAGGAATGTCTTCGAGCTCCCTGCGTCGAACGCATCGAAGTCGCGGGACGACATGAGGTTCATGATCCCCACCGCGGCCTGCCCGAGCTCCATCGTCTGCGACCGCGCGAGTTGCGGATGGTCTGGCGTCCCCGGATCCGGCTCACTGAACACCGGGAACATCGGGATCCGGCCGCCCGTCTTCGACCAGTCGCCGGAGTCGAGGAAGGCGAGCCCCGAATTCCAGAGCCACCAGCCGCCGCCGGACCACTCGGGACCGAGCAGCTCGCACCCCTTCCGCACCATGAGGTAGTAGCCCTTCTGGTTGAGCTGCGGCATGTACAGGTTGCCGACCTCGTTCACGTACGGCTCATCGACCACCGGCCGGACCACCGCGAACTGCAGCTCGCCGTTGTGATACCACCAGTTGGTGACCTGCCGGGGCGAGTACTCCACGAAGAACGGGCGCGCGCCGGCCTGCTCGTCGGCCATCGTGATCTCGGACGTCAAGAGCGTATCGCGGCGTGGGACTTCGACCATCACCCAGCGGAAGCCCGTGGCCTCCGCGCGATCGAACACCCCATCCCACCACACAGCCCACTCGGAGGCGTCCTGTCCGATCCCATCGACGTTGTAGTAGAGGAGCTCGGCCCGACTCGGCGTGGTGTTGATCTTCCCCCGCGTCCGCACATCGCCCAGCGCACCGAAGGACAGGCCCGACCCGGGTTTGGGCCGCTTCTTCGAGACGTGGCCGGTGATGAGCGAGCTATGGAGCTTCGGGAGATTGATGTAGGTGGCGTAGGACAGGCGCGACGTGTAGTGCGGCCCGTCCTCCAGCTCGTAATCGAATCGGACGAGCTCTTTGAGCACGGCGTCGCCGCCGTAGAGCCGTTCCTCTTCGCGCTTCCAGTGCTTGTTCTGCTGGTCGTAGATCGGGTTGGTAGTGGCCAGGAACGCCGCGGTGGGCGCTTTCGCGGCCTGCGCGAGACTGCCGCCGGGGATGATCGTGAGGGCGGGACCGGTCACGAGGCAGCGGGGGCTGGGGCCTGCCTACGCGGGCCACCGAGGACGATGCGCCAGTGGTAGAACAGCCATTGCTCGAATGGCAGTGCGACGCCCGGGGACTGCTGGTGCATCGCGCAGGGGTACCACCACGGCAGCATGGCGAGTCTCGCGTCGGTAATGGCGCGTGGTCGTCGGGCGATGGTCGGTGAACGCGGTCGTGCGAGCTGGTGCGCGGGACGCGAGCGAGGTACGACGTGCTCAAGCGTGCGAGGCGCTATGCGCTTACCTGCGGCCTACCACTTCACATACGACTTCGCGTATTCGCCGGGCTGGAACACCCGCGTCAGCGACTTCGGGAGATCGAACATCGCCATGATGAGGGCATCGGCCTCATTCGGCGACTTCCCGAGCTTGTCCTTCATCTTCTCCTTGCTGTCCACGATGATCACGCGATCGCGGAGATAATCGTATTCGGGTGCGAGGAGTTGCTTCACCAAGTCCGGCACCTTCTCGATGATCTGTGCCGGGATCTTGAACTGCCCTAATCTGAGCTTTTCCTTCGCCTCCCACCAGGCTTGACTACGGAGGTTAGCGAAGGATAACACCGACTCGGGCGCGCGTTTGCCTTTCTCTCGTGGAGTCTCGTCGAGCCGCCGGTCCACGGCCGACGCGCCGGCCACGAACTCGACGATCTTGTGGCCCGCGGCCACCATGTTGTCGGCCACCCCCGCGCCCACCCCAACCGAATCGACGCGGTACTGCGCCGGCTTGATGCCGTTGAGGATGAGGCGCGACCCGGCCAGCGTCGAGATCTCGGTGATCCCCATGTCGTGATACGTGGTGAGCTCGACCAGGCAGTTGCCCTTGATGCGCGCGAAACAGGTGTCGTCGTCGCCGTACCGGGCGACATCCACGGCCTCGCGGCCGTCCGCGCCCACCCGGTCCACCTCCGTCGCGGCGCGGATCCAATCGTACTGGATGAGCTGTTTGGGGTTGATGATCCGGCCCCAATCGCCCTCCACGAACCGCGCTTTCTCGGCCGGTGGCAGCTCCTCCCAATTCTCGCGCTGGTCGTCCGTGACGTAGGGGTTATCGAGATGCGTTGCCGGGAGGTAGTAGTACGGCGGCTTGAGTGTGCCAGCCTCATACGGCTCGTAGAACAGCGTCCGGGGCCAGTTATCGCACGGGTTGAAGGTACAGAGGATCCGGGACGCCGGCTGTACCGGGGGCGAGCCATCCTTGCCCTTGGGTACGATCCACGCGCCCGAGCGCTCGATCGCTTTGTGGAAGGTGCGCTCCGAGAGCTCGTTCGCCTCCTCGAGCAGGAAGCCGTTCACCTCGAGTCCGCGCCAGCGGTCGAGCTCCGGGTCGTCCTGCAACGATTCCGGGAAGAAGACGATCTCCGATCCGTTGGCGCAGGGCGCGATCCATTCGGTGCGATTGATCTCACCGACGAACCCGCTGCACGTCTCGCGGAGCTTGTTGAATGACGGGATCGTGTTGCGCTTGAGGGTCGGGAGATCCATGCGCACGATCGCCCACCGCGAGCGCGGGTAGATCCGGCAGAGCGTGATGAGGGTGATGAGCGTCGCCCAGGTTTTGGAACCGCGGATCCCACCACCCATCGCCAGGAACCGGTACGGCCCGGCGAACACGGCTTCGAGGAGCACGTCCTGAATCGTGGTGGTGGTGAGCGTCGCCGGGATCGCCGCGCGCTCATCGGCCTCAGCCTGTTTCGCGGCACGCGCGGCCTGCGCGGACTTCACGTTCTCGCGGCCGGCGCGGACCCGGGCCGGTGTCCGGGTGTCACTCACATCGCGTCCGTGGCGACGCTGCGCACGAGATGCACGTGCCAGCCGCAGTCCGCGTAGCCGCAGCGGATGGAATCGGCGCCGTCCCGCGCGGGATTGACCGCCGTGATGGTGCCGTCGTCGTGCTCGATGATCTCGTGGGGTAGCGTGATCTCGCGGTGGCAGCCGCCGCACACGGTCAGGTACCGCTCGCTGCCGTTCGGGCCGGCCAGTCGGTCGATCGCGATCGCGGTCCCGCGGTACACGAATCCCCACGGGCGTCCCACGGCTGCCCCTAGAAGTCGAGCCGGTGTCCGCCGATCACCCAGGACTGCGGCGTCATGTCCTTGATCTCAACGCGATCGACGAGTAGCCCGAGGTGCTTCATCGCGAGCCCGAGCGCCTTGGTCTTATCCCACAGCCGGAACTCGATCTCGTGCTCCCGGTCGTAGCCGCCGCTGGCGTTCTTCACGTAGCGGGTCTTGCGCTTGACGCCGGCCACCGCGCGCGTGGCCCGCGGCTGGGCGCCCGGTGCGAGCATCACACGGCCGCCGCGCACCCGGTAGTCCGCGAGATCGCTGAACACGTTGGTGGCCAGCTCCGCGAGCACCCGTTTCTGCGTGAGCCGGTAGCGGTGGCGCATGGGCGCGGTGGCCGCCTCGATCGCCGCCTGGATGCGCGGGTCCTTGAGCAACTCCGACGCGGTGGACTTGGCGCTCCGCTTGGAGTAGCCGGCCGCGAGCGCCGCCGCGGTGGCGTTCCGCGTGGGGTCAGCGAGATAGGCGCGGATGAACGCGCGTCGCCGGCTCCGGACCGTGGCGTACTCGCTGGTCTTCCCGATGAGTGCGCGCCGGCCAATCCGGACCGCAGCGATCTCGTGCGGCGCAGTCATCGGCTACCTGAGTCTGGCCACGTCGTCAGCCCGAAGCAGCTCATCCAATACGGCCGGATCCGCGGCACTCCGGAGGTTGGTCGATTCTGCCGGCATCTCGATCTTGAGGACGTTCGCGGCCTGGAGGCCCTTCTCGGTCTCCTCGAGGTCGAATTCCACCTTGTCGTGCTCGTCGAGTTTCCGGTGCCGGTGGGGTTGGCCGGGCATCTGGATGGCGGAGAAGTGGACGAACACGTCTCGCTCGCCGTCGTCGCGTACGATGAAGCCGTAACCTTTCTCGTCATTGAACCACTTCACCGTGCCGGATAGTCGTGGGGATGCCATGCGTCCTCTGGGTTGGGGTTAGTCGTCGTCGTCGGGTGACCACGCCGGTTTCGCGACCTTGTTCTCGGCCTTGATCGCCTCGTTGAGGTCGCGCTCCCGTTTACGGTGCGCGACCGTCTGCTCGGTCACACCGGCGATATTGGCCACACGGTACGTGACCTCTCCGCCGTCGAGCGTCCGGAAGGTGATCCAGACCTCGGCGGGCGGCGTGGTCAGCAGCTTCTGGATGCTGCGGCCTTCCTCGGCCGACACGATGAAGTAGCCGTCCGGGATTAGGCACACGGACCAGTAGTCGCCGACTTCCTCGTCGCCGGGCGTCATATGCCGGTCCTACTGCCAGCCATAGAACCAGTGGCCCCACCATCCCAGCGCCCAGCAATGGAGCCGTCCGAGCCATCCGCCTCCGCCGCCCCATGTGGGCCGAAAGACAACGCGCGGCCATCTCCGGAACGGAGACGACAGTGGCAGCGGGGCGCCCAAATCAGTGCGATTGCGCTTCATGGGAACCTCATATGTGGATGATCGCGCGCACGGCCGACAGCGACCGCTCTAGGTCGTGCGCGCAGTCGCGGAGCGCGGTGGCGCGGGCGAGTGCGTACGGCGTATCGACCTGCGCGGCGCAGGTATCGGCTTTCGCACGCCAGCCCGTGATCAGCATCGCCAGCGGGTTAGTGAGCACTTCGATCGGCGTGGTGCGGCCGGTGCGGGTGCTCACGAGAAATGCCCGAGCACTTCGAGGTAGATCGGACCGACCCGAATCCGGAGACCGCAGGCGGGGCCGAGCCAGCAGTCGAGGCCGAGACCCCACGTCTTCAGGGAAGCGCCAGCGGTGCAGTAGAACCCGCCGGCCGCGGACGTCGCCGCGGCCATCATCGCAGAGCGGCTGAGATGCGCGGTGTATCTCACGGCTTCCGCTCCGTGCCTTCCGCGAAGCGCTGGCCGGATCGGCGTGCCGCGACGCGGGTGGCCTCGCGCTCGCTCCAGGACGCCGGCAGTCGGTCACCGTGTCGGCGCTCGAACCAGCGGGTGATGCGGTCCGCGATCCACGCGACGAGCCCGATCACCACAACGAGCATGACGGCGCAGACGACTGCCCAGAGCAGTTCCCCCGCGAGGCTCACCCGTCAGCTATCGGTAACTCTCCGATCGCGGGATCTGCGACGCCCTTGGGGGGCGTGGTGGACTCCATCTGGCGAATCACAGCGGCCCAATCGTCGCCAAGGCCAACGAGCGCGTGCCTGAACTCGGCGAGTTTCGCGCCGACCGTCGGCATCGCCTTCAGCAGCCGCAACATCGTGGCGCGCGGCGAGATACTCCGCATCACATAGCCGCGCCGACGCCGTGTGCGGAGACTCACTCGCCAGTCTCGGCCAGCGGGATCGGCGGGTGCATCTTGAGGCCCACCCAGTGATCAGGATCACCGGGCTCGCGCTTGAACACGATTTCCGCCCCGTTCTTCATCTCCAACACCACATCGTCGACGACGGCAGGCTGAGCGGCCGCCGCCTCGCCAGTCGCCACCCACTGGTTGAGCGCGTTCTTGGTCACGGGCTGGCCGCAGTCGTGGCAGACGCAGCCGGTCCCGCCGACGTAGTCGATGACGCCCGAGTGTGCGCAGGAGGGCATATCAGCCTGACCGCTCAGGTGCTTCGCCGGTCACAGCGTCCACTTGTTCGATGCAGTATTCGCAGTCGCATTGCTGCCTCACGGGAAAGCGCCAGCATCCGCAGGCGGGACGGTCCACAGCCACGTTGGGTGTCCTGAGCCGATACCGCCGATTGCTGCAGCATTGACACGGACAGGTATCAGGCGGTTGGTTCTCGTACACACGCCCCAAGCTACTGCGCCACGGGCGTTTGCGACAGGCTGGGCTAGTCGTTCAGCTTTGCGATGGCTTCGAGTTTTGCCGTCGCTTCGGGGATCGGATCACGCGATGAGCCATAGCCACGCAACGCGGCGAGCACCGCGCGGGCCTCGCGCGGCGAGAGGGACAGTCTGGCGAAACGCTCGATGCCGGCTTGCAGTTGCTCGATGTATTCGCGCATTGCGACGATGGTTGCCTGTTCATAGGCGCCATCGCGGTAGGCAGCTTCCACCTCGCGAGCGATGTCCTCCTGCAGGTCAGGTGGCGTCGGATCATTCCAATCGCCCCCGCTCCGAAACGTCGGATCGTCCGCGTCAGCCACGGCCAAGCTCGCGATGCTTGAACACGGTTGGGTTGTCGGCGGTGCCACCGCCAGCGTAGGTCGGAGGGCCGCCGTCCGCGATTGCCCATCCGCATTTCGCGCATCTGCGGACCACAAAGTCGCCGGATTGTTCCGGCTCGCCTAGCTCGTGCTCGCACGTCTCGTTGTCGTCAGCCACCGCGCTCCCCCTGTCGGATGATCTCGTTTCCCTGGCCGCTCCCCAACGCGTGACCGTCGCCGATCACACTGACTTCCGCGCCGCGGTCCAGCACTCGGATCTTGCCCACAGCCTCGAACAGTGCGTTCGCGTAGTCGTTGCGGTCGGCCAACCCTTCGGCCCGTGCGTGCTCCCACAGCCGTTCGAGCGCGAGCTGGTAGCGATTCACGGCCCGGCCTTCGCGCGATCGTCGTATTGCGGTAAGTCGAGTTCGTATTCTTCGATGTCGAGCAGGTGGTCAGGGATCGCGGCGCGCGTGCCATAGCGCTGCTTCCATTCCCAATCAAAGTCGCCATTCGCCCGCGTGTAATCCAACGCTCGCTGGCGATCGCTGAACACAGCAGATACGCCCCGTTGCTCATACGAGCCTGAGTGGCAAACGTAGACCTTCACTCCGCATCCTTCGGTGCAAGCTCCCCGCCGAACATCGCGTCGAACACGCGCCGCGCCTCCGGCGTCAGTTCGTCGATCGGCATGTTGTGGCCCAGGCCGTCCGCGAGCCGGATGTGGACGTGGCTGCCTTCGCGTTTCACCTTGGTGATGTGCGCGAGACTGAGCACGGTATCGGCGCTCACCCGGAGGAAGCCCGCATATGCGCGCTGCGGGTCCACGATCTGCATCACAGTACGCCGCGTCGATTCACGGTGTGGTAGCCTTCTTGAGCCACGCGAGCGCGCACCCAGTGGAGCAGAAATACTCCACCCGACCGCCGGGGAAGCGAAGTTCGATCGGCGTGAGGGGAATTTTGGCGCCGCAGCAGTCGCATGTCGTCATCGTGTTTCGTGGCATCTCACCCTGGCTCCGGTAGGGTAGGGGAATATGCGCTGAGCACGATCTCCGTGCGAGGGCACGCCCGGTCGATCAGGAGCCGGCTCCCGTCCCACGCGACCAGCCGAACGTCGTCGTCCACGAGCCGCAACTCACCGAGCACGTCAGCCAAGCCTTGGTAGAACCCCACGGCATCGCCTTGCGCCCGGTCGCGGTAGAACCACGCGCGGACGCTGAGGTCGATGTCGAGCTCGTACTTCGCCCGCCACACGTCTTTGAGGTCCATGAGCACGAGGTCGCGCCACGCGAGCCACGCCTCGGACGGCCGGAGGATCCACGCGCGGCCGCGTTTCGTGATGGTGCCGGAGTTCTTCTTCGTGCGCGGCGCGTGCGGGATCGTGAGGTGCAGTGGGAGCGTGACCGGCTCGCGCGGCGGGGCGAACAGGCTGGGCGCGGTGGTCACGGGAGGACAATGCGCCGGGAGTGGAGCACGATGCCGCTCCGTTTGCCGACCTGGCGCAGATGCTCGATCGTGCCACCGTTCGGCCAGACGTCTCGCGCGACCACCTGCAGCTCACCGGGTGCGCCGAGCGGCAGCGGGATGAGCGTGCGCACAGCGCCCGGCGGCGGCGGTCGGAGCAACTCGGCCGACATCTCGCGATAGGTTTCCGGGTCCACGAGCCGATACGCGTCTTCTCGGCTCGCATTCCGCTCCCTGCGCCACCACCGGAAGAGTTGCGCGATGATGTTCACGCCTCGCCCCGTGCGAGCGCCGCGATCCGGGCGCGGATCGCCTCGATGTTGGGGTAGATGCTCCGCGACGACAGCGAGGCCGCGTGCCGCCGGTAGTGGTACAGCGGGTCGCGCACCCACACGGGTGGCGGGTCGAGGAGCCCGCGCTGCTCGGCCCGGAGCCAATAGAGCCAGTCCTCGCCGCCCTGGGGCATGTCCTCGGGGAAGCCGCCCACGGCGTCGTAGAGCGCGCGGGCGTGGATCGCGACGCCCGGGATGCAGTTCTCGGTGGCGAGGAGCCCTGGCGCATACGGCTTGACCGGCCATGCGCCGGACGCGCCGTCGCCGAACTCAGCGAGGGTCGAATACGCCACGCGCGCGCCGGGATTGGCGTCGAGCGCGGCGAGCAGGACCTCGCAATAGGTGCGATCGAGGACATCGTCCGCGCCGCAGACCATGAGCCATCGGGCGAGCGTGAGGAGGACGCCTTTGTTGATCGCGCGGGCAACACCACCGTGGCGTACCCGGATGATCCTGAATCGCAAGTCGGAGCGATCGGCCCGGCAGGCGATGTCGGCGGCAGTAATCGTGTGGTCGGTCGAGGTGTCGTCCACGATCACGCACTCGAAGTCCGGCATCGTTTGCGCGCCGATCGACTGGATGCACTCCCCGACCCACGGCTCCGCGTTGAACGCCGGGACGATAATCGCGACGCGTGGCGTGGTCATGGCGCGGCTGTAGGCGCAGGATTTCTCGGCACGGCCTCGACCGTGTGGACGTGTGTGTGGTGAACCTGACCCTTCGCCGCGTCGAGCGGTGCCTCGTCCCACGCGTGGCCGCACCGTTCGCACCTACGCGGGAGCACCTCTGTCTCGAAGGCGAAGCGCGTCGGCCACGGGTCGGGTTCTCGTACGCCGTATCTGCTGTCAGGGAGTGGGCTGAAGGTCTTCGTGGTGATGGTACGGACAGCCACGTCGGTGCATCCGCACTTCACGCACACCGCGTCGGGATCGAACGAGGGGATGATGATCATTTTGTCCTCCATCGAACTTCGGGGTCGCAGGTGCACTCGCCGGTCCCACGCATCACTCCGCACCAATCATCGTGCAAGACATCAGCGTGTCGGATCGTCCCTGGCGGCGCTGGGTCACTGTCGTAGAGCGCCAAGATTTTGCCCACGTAGCCCGGCACCATATTGGTGTCATCGGTTTGGCGGATATTCATGTCGGCGTCCTCACGGCCCGCGCATCGCTACTCGCCACGATCGACCCGGGGCCCATCGAGAGCATCCCGACTTCCCGCACCGTGTACGACCGTACGGATTGCAGCTCCCGGGTAAAGCCGCGAACGCTGCAAATGATGTCTGCGAAGCCTGCGAGCCATCCCTTGACATTGGCTTCGTGCTCGTGCTCTGGCCCCACCTCATGGGCCGAGATCAGCGCGGATGCGAAGGTGCTCTGGAAGACCGTGTCCTCGCTGATGTTCGTGCTAACACCGAGTGTCGCGCCCGACTTGTGAAGATGCACGTACGGCGCCGAGCGGTGCGTCTCGTTGGCTGCGGCCACGGCGGCGCCGCTTGGGAACGAGTCCCCCGGTGACTGTTTGCCCCAGTTTGGCGGCAACAATGGCGGCATTGGCTTTGGCTCCTTGACTGGGTAGTATCCAGACCCGATGCGGACGATCTTGGCGTCCCGTACCAGCCCGCCGAGCACTTTCGCGAAAGTGTCGCCGCTGGGATAGGAGACGACGAAATGCTTGATCTCGTTGAGTTTGATGCCCGGCGATTCGAGTGCCGCCTGGATAATTCGTTGCGTCAGCGGCGGCATCGTCTCCTGCCCCCATCGCGCGAGACACGCCCTACGATCGGCGTCCAGCTTCGCGAGTTGGTAGTCGCTCATGGCGCACCCCGGCCGATCGACTTCCGCGCGGCGTCCGTGGTGAATGGGTCGGGTGCGCTCGGCCGCACGTCGCTGCGCCTGCGTTTGCACGACGGCGCGTGGTTCACACCAGTACCGTCCACGAGGTCGGTGGGCCGCGCGTCGCTCTCGCAGGTGATCGCGACCCGCCGGCTCCGCACCGCGAGCCAGTAGACCGGCTCCCCGCAGCGGCGGCAGACCACGGCCCGTGCGCCACGTGGCACCATAAACTGCTGCGTGGCCTCCGGGCCGAATGGGTGGGCTCTCACTTCGCTGCCACCGCTTTCAGTGCGTCAGCGCAACTCTCGAGGGCCGAGGCAATACGCCGCAGTACCGCGAGCTCCGCGAAGTCGGCGGGAGGGACTGCCACGTCGGTGTGCGCGCCACACCGCGTGCACGGTCGGTCGGTGACCGGGATGGCGAGCGACGCGCCACACCACGGGCAGCGCGTCATCGCTTGGCCCCGAACGGACCGGGGAGTGGCGGCAACGCGGGCATCGCGCCCACGGTCAGGATCTTCTTCGCCTCTGATTGCGCGGTCTGCTGCTCGGCCTGCGCGAGTTTGGCCAGGAGCTGCTGCGTGAGCCCGAACCAGTGCGCGAACGGCACCGGCATCGCGGTCTGTCCCTGCGGCGTCATCACCGGGAGATTGACCACCCGCTTCGCCATGTCGATGACTTCGATCTGCACGACGCCCACGGGCGCGCCGTTCGGGGGGGTCGGGGTCATACGCCCATCTCCGCGTCGTCCACTGCGGCGCGCGTCTCGAAGCCCACGCGAATGGCTTTGAGCCACACGAGAACCGAGCAGTACTGCTCGCCCCTCAGTTCCCGCGCGCTCGACACCGAGACGTGGTAGCCGTCACCGATCACCGCGTGCAGCCGCTCGCGCCACGCCACTGGCGCCCCGTCAGGTGCCGTCAGGTGCGCCGCCGCGCCCCGGTCAGGTTGGGTCCGGTCGGTCTCGACCACGCTCATGTGCCCGTCCCGATCCGGCCGACCACCTTCGCCGACAGCGCGGGTTGCGGCGTCACCGCGCCGCTATACGCCTCACCGAACACACGCTCGAGCGCGAACTGGTCGGTGGATTCCCAGATCGCGGCCAAGCCGCCAGCAGCCGAGATCCCGGCCCGTGTCGGGGCGTCGAACCCGTCCCATGCAGAGCGCGGCGTGAACCGCGGCCCGCTGTAACTCCCCATTACGGCGCGCACCGATCGGAGCGACGCGGCGGCACGAGCCTTCACATCGCCGACCGCCAGCGTCCGGAGCTCGCCGACTGACGGGAAGAACGTCGTCTCTCGGATCGCTCGCTCAATCGCGCGGAGGAAGTCCACGTCGGAGATCCCGGCGAGTCCCCAGCGGTAGGTCTCGATCACCGTCTCGTCCAGGTGGCGCCCGGCATGTGCCGCGGCCAGTCGCGCCATCCCGTTGGCAAACACATTCGCGTCCATCAGCCGATCTCTCCCGCCGCGTGCGCGGCCTGCTCCTTCGCCAGAACACTTTCAATCGCCGATTTGGTGCGGTCCATTCCGGTGCGGCCACCGCGGGGCGCGTGCCCGTTCGCTGGTGGTGGCGTCGAGGTCTCCGCGTACCGACGGATCGCGTTGCGCACGAACGTCCAGAGGTGCGTGGCCGACCAGTTGCCGGGATCGTCCGCGTACTCGTTCATCGCCGTGATCAGCACCGGGTCGGTTGGCTTCTGGGTCGGCGGACAGTCAGCGCCTTGGCGCCACATGCGCACCTTCGACCGAAGCGCGGCACGACGGTGCGGCGGCGCTTTCTCGAGGAACCGATCAAGCGCTGGCTCGAAGGGCAGCGCAGTGGTCGGCGACGGCGAGATTTCCACATCACGATCCACATCGCCGCTCGCGCGCGGTGACGTGTTGTGTGTAGTTACTTGACCTTGATGACTACCTTCACACTTCACTTCTACTTCAGCCCGAGTAAACCCGGGCAGGTCTGGAGTACTCCCGACTAGCTCCGGAGTACTCCGGGGGGCTGCTGGATCAGGGGGTAACTTGGACGCCGCCTCGCGATCGACACGGAGTCCTTTTTGGTGGCGCTTGAAGCCTGGCAATCTCAGGCATTGGGTGCCATCGGCGAGATAGCGGACGACCAGACCTTCGCGCTCCAGCTCGACCAGCGCTTTGTGGATCGCGCTGACCGTGAGTGACGTGCGCATCGGGGCGACGATGCTTTTGAGCTTGAACGGATCACCTGGCAACCGCCCTTCGATGTCGGCGTGGGGGATCAGCCGGTAGAACAGGACTTCCGCGGCAAGCGACACTCGGGTGAGTTGCTCCGAGTACGCGATCGACTTCGACAGGAACCGACCGTCCGGCATTACGACTTCCCCTCGAGTGTGCGGATACGGGTGACGAGCGCGCGGATCACGCCGGCGACCGTGATGTGCGCGTGGCCGCCAGTGGTGACCGCCATCGCTTCGGTGATCGCGGCCTTGAGCTGCCCGCGCGCGGATTCGAGCTGCATCCCGTACGGCAGATCCACGGGCGAGTCGAAGCGCGTCATGCGCACACCCGTGCGAGGGCCCACACCCAGACCGCGGCGTCGCCGAGCAGCACGAGCGCGAGCCGCCAGTTGAACCGGTGTGCGTGTGGCAGCATCATCGGTCGGCCATCTTCTTCCTCGCGTGCAGCCACCACTCGAAGCGGGTAGCATCGGAGAGCGCGTCCCACTTGATGCGCAGCTCCGTCACGTGCACGGAGATATGCTTTTGCGTCGCCCACAACTCGAAGCCCAGTTTGTCGCGCATCGCGGCATAGCTGGTGTGGGGTGCACCGCGTGCGCGGTTCACGATCTGACGGACTCGCTCGCCCGATATTCCGAAATCGCCGCCAACGCTGCGGCGCGTATCGCCGCGCCCGACACGCGCGACAATCAGCTCGTCGCGCTCCGGCTTCCGTGAGCCCATCATCGGGCCGCCATCCAGTACGCGCGCTCGGCGGCGGCACGCTCCGGGGTGGTGGGGAGTGGCGCGAAGAGCCAGCGGAGGAAGGCGAGGAGGCGGGTCATAGCGGCGGGTCCTCGTCGGCGGTCGGCGTATCGGTGCGGCAGCATGGCCCGTGCAGCCCGCAGTCGTCGCAGGGATTATCGCAACCGTCGTCCTCGTCGTCGTCCTCGTCGTCGCATTCGGCATCATCGCAGCAAGTGCAGTGCAGCGCCGAATACGCGCGCGTCTCCACCACGCTGTCATCGATGTCGCCGTGGCAATAGCACATCTGTCCGCACTCGGGGCATTCGTGGGCCATTAGGCTTTCGCCTCCGCGGTCCGGCGGTCCAGCGCTTCGATCTGCGCGATGGCGAGGGCGGCGATGCGGACGAGGTGGGCGCGCTCTCTGGCGACGCTCGGCTCTGCGCTGAGACGTTCGTCGACCACGTACTGCTCGAACGCGTCGCGGCCTCGGCGCCAACGCTCGGCGCCCATTTCCACTGGAGCCGCGTCGTGCCGCTGCTTAAGCGGGTCCTCGCGCACCTCGTCGTAGACCGTGCGGGGCTGGCTCACAGAACGCCCCCAACGCGCGCAGCTTCACGCAGGCAGTCGAGGCACAGGAACGCCGTAGACGACTCGTAGTCAGGCTCCTGGCCGACCTGCACCACGACATCTGGGTCTAACTTCTCGCACCCCGAGCACTGCCAGTAATGCGTCCAGCAGGAGTTGCCGATCACGCGGTCCACGGCGTCTGGATCGGGAGTTGGCCCTAGCGCGTCGAGCGCGCGGCCAATGACCAGCTTATCGGCGCCGTACTCGCCGCTGTCGTATGTCGCGTGCCAGTGCGATGCGGCCTCGTTCGCCAGGGACTGCCGGGTGACCTTCACCGGAGGGCTCACGCGGCCACCCGGCGCGGTGTCGCCAGCGGTGGCACAGCGGCGAAAAGGCGCTCCAGTGCCTCCGGATGGCCGTCTACCGACCGGCCAATTACCTTCGGATAGAGCGCCCTAATGCACCTACGTACCCCCGCTGCACTTACCCGCCGACATTCTCCCCATGGCACAGACGAAGGACTACTACGCGGTCCTCGGCGTGTCGGCTACGGCCGCGCAAGACGAGATCAAGAAGCAGTATCGCAAACTCGCCAAGCGGTATCACCCCGACGCGAAC